GATGTTGAACCAATATACGAACAGCAGCTACGTATACCTCCTACTATATCTCTTAATACGTGTTCTGCTGATCCCTTATAATCAATATATTTTACTCGACCTTCGCTGGTCTTATAGTTTTTCATTTCACCACAGTGTTTGTCTTGTGCGTGCTCTGATGACATTCCATAGAATTCAAGCTGTGCTTTTACTAGACTTTCCGAGCTTATGATACTCTCCCTCTCTAGTTCTTCTAGAAGAGAAAGGTCTTTTAGGGTGTTTTTGGGGAAGGTAGGATCACGATATAACCATTTACCCTCACACTCGTCTGTACCAGCCAACATGCCCCCAAGCATCACAAAATCTGCGTTCGCCGCGAAAGCCTTACAAACATCTCCAGGCGTGCGACAACCACCGTCAGCACAGATCAGTCCTAGCCGTTTCTCGTAGCTCTTGAGGCCGTGGGCAGCATGAGAACACTCTGCTATGGCCGAGAGCTGAGGATAGCCCACTCCTGTCTTGAGGCGTGTCGTACAGGCTGAGCCAGGACCGATGCCAACCTTGACAATATCCACTCCTCCATGCAAGATTAGCTCTTGAACCATCTCAGGAGTACAGACGTTGCCAGCCATAATAATAGGGTACTCATCATTGGTGGCATAGTGTTCTCTAATCTTAGAGCAATGCTTAACAAAATCGTCTGTGTATCCATTAGCTACATCAATACATATATTAGGAACGCCTTCTATCTCAGTGACTAGTGCGTCCAGTCTATCAAAATCATGGTCTTTGATGCCTATACTAACCCAGGCGTGAGCCATTAGCCAGCTCTTTTCTGCTTCGTGAACATCGTTAAAGAACTCTGCTAATTCGGGATAGGTATAATGCTTATGAAGACACGTAATCATGTCATGAGCCCATAAACGATCAGCCATATCTATAGTTCCTGTAGTATCCATGTTAGCAGCCATGATAGGCGTGCCACTCCAGGTTCTATTCGAGTGATAAAACTGAAAGTCTCTCTCGACAGATACGCTCTTGCGAGATGCTGCCCTAGTACGCTTAGGGACCAAGAGAACATCATCAAAGTCAAGCTTCAGATCATTCTTTATTAGCGACATTACTAGCAAATCCTATCTTGTGTTTTTCAGAACGGGCGTGATCACGAACTTCATACTCAGCCAACCATTTATCATGTCTAGCATCACCATTCCACCAAACGACATTGTATATAACCCCCGATTCACGAATAGTTATAGCATGAACATGCCCCTTGATGCTCTTTCCATCAGATTGCCATATCTCTACTTCGGTTCCGATTTTGTATAGAGTCATTTTCCACTGCTCCCAAACCCAGAGCCTCCACGTTCAGAGGTTGTTAGTTCTGATACTGCGTGCATTTTAAACTGATAAGTCTCATGGAATAGTATTTGTGCTATTCTATCTCCCTTCTTAATCCTCACTTGAACATTCTCATCTTGAGGGGTTTCAAAAAGAGGAAGAGGTATAGTAGAGTTGAACAGGCACACCATGATCTCTCCACGGTAGCCCTGATCTATTACTCCTGCCAGTACATCTATTCCTTTTTTAACAGCAAGTCCTGATCGAGGCCAGATAAGACCGGCATAGCCCTCTGGTATCTCAATAGAAATTCCTGTCTTAACCGTCTTCCTTTCCCCTCCATTTATTGTAACGTCTTCGATGGCATACAGATCCCAGCCTGCATCAGATTTATTGGCTTTTGTTGGAACCTTTGCGTCTTCATGTAGAAGTTTGACTTTCATGCAGTAGTTATCTCCAATAATGAGGCGGCTGTTTTTTCCCAAGAGAGTTCTTTTGCTGTTTCGATACCTGCCTCGTTAGGCATCTCACGATCACTCTGCCATCGCTTATATACTTCTCGTAGACGGTTGATTAACTCATCATAAGCGTCACCTTCTAGTGATGCCCATGTACCATTATCTCCCGTGAACCAGTACCCATCAAACATAGGTTCTTCTTCTGTTATTTTAACTAGGTTGCAATTGTCCTTATTGCAGAACTCAGTATGTGCTGAGTAGTCCGTAGCAATAACTTGCTTGCCCATACTCATAAGCTCTAATATCTCAAGGTTCCAGCCCTCAGCACGAGCAGGGAAGACCCCGCAGTTAATTCTAGCCATAATTCTTGCTAGTTCGTCCTGGTATTGAACCTTCTCTATCAGCTTGATTCGATAGTCTCCCTTATAAGAAGACTCCCATTGACTCTTCTGATTCTCATTGAGGAATGGATTGTCTGCCATCATCCATAATTCTACGTCATGAACGTTCGGAAACGCATCTTTGAAAGCTTTATGTAGAATATCATGGCCCTTACGAACCTCCCACTTGCCGCAATTAAAAAAGATACACTTATGGGGATCAGTGTTATTAAACGTCTCGTTAAAGATGGTGCGGTCCACGCCCATAGGTACGATATGAGGCTTCTCGTCAGCAGGTTTGATCTTTAGCTGGTCAATAACAATGGCAGCGGCCCAGAGAGAGGGGACTGCTATTCGATCTGCCGACTTAAGATGAGACTTGCGGCGAGCATCAAACTTATTTACTTCAAAGAAAGAAAGATTTGTTAAAGGACCAACCCCAATACGTTCCCCTAGATGGTTCTCATGCCAAATCTTCAAGCATGGAGCAGTAGGATCAAACTCATTTTGCTTCATGATATCAATCTGAAACTGATGAGTCTGCTCCTCGTTCATTTTAATAGGAGTGCTTATCTGATTACTGACAGGCCAGAGAGTCACATCATCAGTCTTGTTTAGCTCCTTCCATACATTATAACTTACTACTCCATATCCCAGAGAATTGATGGGGCAAAACAGATTTACTTTCTTCATATTAGATCCTTATATATTAGATGGTTACTGCAACTCTACTCTTCCTTTTTGCCAGCCTCGTACAGATGATCGAAGAACATCTTAGCACAAGTATTATCAGTCAATATTAATCCCATCAAGTCTCCTGTCTTGGCTGCATCATACAGTCGGGGAACATAGAGTGCGGGAAATTTCTGAACTAATCGAAAATTCCAAATATCATCGGCTGTTAAGAATATAATATCTTTAGCACCGCGACCCTTTGCTGCCTCCTGCTCCCGATTCCAGTCTTGTGCGACAGCTTCGCACATTTCTCTATATGTTATCTGTTCAGTAGAACCCATACCTCTATCCTCCCCACGGTAAATGAACAGCAGTCAATACAACCTTTGTCTTTCCCAGGTACTCCAATGTCTGTTCCTGTGAGGGAAGGGGACTGTCTGCTTTATGCGGATAGTCGTCCACAACCTCCACCTCTCCGCCAGCGTCCTCGATCAACTTCTTAATCGAATCCATCTGTGGCCAGATAGTCCCGCCAGGACCACGAACCTCAATATGTATAGGATACATTAGTCTCTCCTATATGTAATAAAAAACCGCAAGAGGAAAAGCCTCTCACGGTTAATTGTACTCTGCTAGGTTTATAGTGACCGCCTCACCGCTTCACAAAACCCTATAACTTCTTCGTCAGAAAATTTATTTCGTGCTAGATTAAACATCACAGAGACAAATCTAACATTGCCCTTTACGTATCCCCTTCCATTGTCGATACGGTCAAGCGATGCATGTTCTGGCCTAAGAGCTTCAGTCTTATAAGACTGATGGTTTCTGAGGATTAAATTCCACCCAGTAAAAGGACAACTTCCTGCCTGATCTTCCCAAAGACACTTCAAGTATTTTGCATCAAGGTCAAAACTTTTATTTCTTTGTTTGCATAGCTTGATGTAATATCTGAAGTTTGAAAATTCGTCACGTCTATTTTCTGGTATTAAGTTGTCAGAGTTATTGTGTTGTTTAAGATGATCGCAGTGCTTCGATCCCGAACACTTGAGGCTACAAAAAAAGGCCGTTCTGCCCCTCTTACGCTGACGGACAATCTCGGCCTTTCTTTTTTCGCATTTTTGACCACAGTGATCGCAAACAATTTCAATATATTTCATATCAGCATCCTCCTTGGCTAATTATACACCAATAGTGGAGATACTGTGAATTTTTGGTGGAGCCGGGGGGGATTCGAACCCCCCGTCCCTAATTGTTTTCAATAAAGCGTCTACGTGTTTGTGTCGAGCTAAGCCCTGCACGACCAAGGGGCAGGATAGTTTAATGACCTCTTACAGTCCAGCTTCAAAACAGGTATCTAGCTTTGGTTAACAGGGTGCTAGATAACCCCTACTGCTTACGCAGCTAAAGCAAAGTTTTCGTTTGCAATTAAATGTTAGTCAATTTTTTAGGTAGCCCTTTGACCAACTACCACACGCAACTTTACATCCGTCCAATAGGTCGAAACCAAGTCGGCCCCAAACAGAGAGCGAAGAGGGATTCGAACCCCCGTAGATCTGAGTTGCAGTCAGACGCCTTGCCTCTCGGCCACTCGCTCTAAAAGTGCAGCTACGGAGAATCGAACTCCGATCTCAACGTTGGCAACGTTATATACTAGCCTTTGTACGATAGCTGCCTATTCTTCCTCAATTGCTTCTCTAACAATTCCTACCCACATATCATCAAGTTCGTGATCGGTAAAGTCGCCAGGAAACATCTTGCGAATCTGATTCCTAACAGCCATACCCTCTCGAAAATGAACAGGGTGAGGGACTGCCCCGTTAAAGATTACAGGATCAACTCTGCCATACTCTCTATAGTAGTCACGGAAAAGTTCGATACCTTCAGGCTTTAACCAGCCCCTAACTCTCTCAACAATATCTTGTCGTTGAGTTTTCCTGTTGTTTTTAATGACTATGATCCTTGACTTGCTTGCTCCAATGACAAACCTCTCGTCTTTGATACCAGTGTACCATTTTATGACCGTGTTCATCATGCTCTACGATCACCAACCAAAACGGAAGGGAAAGTAGGCGTCTGCGTGCATTCTTATGTTCGAATGTCTTACCGCACTTAAGTGCAACATTAATAGTATTCATAATACTACCTCCGATAGTACCGTGTTTTTCCAGCTCTAAAATCGAACGTACTATATCCCCGGTACTGAGAAAAATTAACATTAACGCCAAATCTTACATACCTCTGTGGCGAGATGTAAGTTGGCCCGATACTCATGTATGTCCCGGTTGGATACCAAGTAACAACTGGGCGATAGGCGATCACAGGCCCATGCCTGTGTAGCCCTGCGTGGGGATGTGCGTGCCAGTGTCCGTTGTGATGGTGCTGACCAAAGGCATCGCTTGCAAAGAAGCCAAGGGAAAAGAACATCAATTGGACAAAGAAAAAGAACAAGATTAAAAGTAGCTTCTTCATTACATCACCTTTATAGAGTGCAAGATATCGGAATCGAACCGATGACCTTTGAGTGGAAGTCAAATGTTTTACCACTAAACTAATCTTGCCAATGTTCCTTTGCGTGACAGTTGGCACATAGAACTACACATTTTTCAATTTCTTTGAAGATTTTGGAAACGCCCCCAACGTCTTGAGGTAGGCCCGTCAGCCTATGATCTGCGTGGGAATCGAACCCACCTATGTCCGTTTATCAACGTTTCAGTGAGAGCGGTGGGAATCGAACCCACATTATCTTGGTTAAGAGCCAAGTGCATTACCTTATCTGCCACACTCCCGTTAAAGCCCGCCTCGGCTGGTGGTACTAACGGACCCTCATAAAGTCCTCCCACATTCTTATTTAAACGTCGGCTACAACGTACCGAATTTCGCATCCTTCTAGAACAGATGCCGAGCCTTATCATCACTCTTAGTCATCCTGACTTAACGAAAACTTTTCAGCGTCCGAATAAGCCATACAACCGCTCACAGCGTCCATAGACGCCCCCGCTACCACAGCACTTCTTCAAGTTCACCAAAAGTTAAGGTATTCATCAAATTCTCCTTATCACGTTAGTGAAGTAGGCAATAAGGGAGTCGAACCCCTTCTTCTAGTTCCGTAGACTAGCGTGCTATTCCGTCACACTCATCGCCCAAATATTATTCTCTAATCTCTATGTTTTCTAGTCCAGACTCAAATATCTCATCTAGCTTTTGCATCAAGAAAAAGCCAGCCATATAAGACTTCATACTTTCTTTATCTTGACTTAGAATTAAGAGGACAGGCCCCTCGGCATTATCAATAGATCCTGAATCTGCGAAGATAGTAAAGACCTTGCCCGACTGATTAAATTTCTCAATAAATTCCAGCGGAACCTCGTTCGTATAAACGTCATCGTCCATACTGTATTCATCGGAACCTACCTCTTTCCAAATGCGAAAGCGGTATAGTTGAGTAGTTTCTAGTGTATCTGTCATAATAAATTATCCTGTTGCTGAAATTGCTTGTCTTTTTCCAGATAGATACTGAGTGTATTCTATACTCCCTAGCTCGTAAGGAGGTTCTTCTTCGTTAGGAATATTAGGCTCGTCGTCTCGTCTCCCATATAAGTATACCACGTAACCACGGTCAAAAGGCTCTAAAGCTTCAAAATATTCCTGTGAGATAGTCATCTTTTCAAGCCCATTTGAGAACGTTCTAAGTCCTCCAATGCAATTTCACACAGGTTTTTAATGTCATCTAAGTCTCCATTATCAACTATGCATTTATCCTCATACGGGTCCAAGAGCCTACGTCTGATCTCAGTTTCGGCAGAAGAGATATGACCTAACGCATTACTTAGTTCGGTATATCCACGAGGGTCTAAAATCCCCAACGTCAATCGACAGATGATATAGTTCAGAGCACCTCCTCTTTTTTCCTTTGGGACGTGAAGAGAATCTTCTATTAATACATCAATACTATCGTCTATTAAGTTTCTATGTTCCTGTGGGATGTAAGGCATGTCCTGTCCTTTCGAGTTCCAAGTAAGTAAGCGGAGGGTGAGGGAATCGAACCCGCCAACCCGTCTTAGGGGCTACTGCTTAGCAAGCAGCTTCCGTAGCCAATTTGGTTACCCTCCATTAGTAGTACGGGAGGGAGTCGAACCCTCAAACACTAGTTCCTAAAACTAGTCGCTCTGCCAGTTGGCGTACCGTACCATGAGTGGTGTGGGAGGGGGTCGAACCCTCAACTACTAAGGTTTGAGCTTAGCTCCTCTACCTGTTGGGATACCACACCTAACGAATACCTAGTCCCCTAAGTATTAAGTCTATCCAACAAATTAAAATATCACAAGTCCAGATTGCCAATCCTCGCCAATCAGGGTATCTCATTTAGTGATGCCGGTGGGGGTCGAACCCACAAACTACAAGATTTTAAGTCTTGTTCCTCTACCAGTTGGGATACGGCACCGTGTTATTAGCTATACCAGTGTGCTACTACGCCAAAGACCATGCTGCATGTTCGCATGACGCCCCCGCACATGCTTTCCGCGAGAGTTGGTTGTTACCATACGCCCCCTTCTTTCTACGGAAGGGAATCACTCTTTAAATGATGGCTGCTTCTAAGCCCACATCCTAGTAGTCTTCGCTAATAAATTGTCCCCTGCCCAGAACGTACACGGTCGCGACCCGTCCTAGAGGTTCACCAAGGTCACGGTCGAATTGAACGGCCTTCGGGGTAGTGGGCAATGAGGGATTCGAACCCCCGACCATTTGGATGTAAGCCAAACACTCTAGCCGCTGAGTTAATCGCCCGCTTTATGTTCTTTTCTATGACAATTAGCACATAGAACTTCACACTTTTTTATCTCTTCTAGTATTCTACTTCTTCTTTATTTCCCTAAGTTTTCTTAGTCCTTTTCTATATTCTTTTGGTAAGAGTAGCCTCTCTTGTATTTCAGGATCTTCCTGGGTCCAAGACTCGCGTACTATCTTACATTTTATTCTTCTAAGTAATTTCCCATCCATCCATATACACTCGTAAAGTCCCGTCTGATAATTGTACGTTGGAATTTGGGATCTATCTTTCAAAAGTCTCCAGGCTTTAACTTGATAACGGTTGGAATAACAGGACCAGTCATAGAAGATAGCTTGGTCAAAGACCAGTCTAGCCTCATCATCATAAAAGTGATTGACCTCTATTAGATCTACTGTCTCTTCAAGGGCAACTTCTTCGTTGGGTTGTAATGCAAAACAAAACAATAGGAGCAGTGCCGCCATTGAGCCAGCCTCCTTAATTAATGTAGAAGATCAATCCTACCTTTCTCTAGCACTTCTTTCAAAGGAGCTGTCTTGCCGTTAGTATGGTTCGTGACAATTCCCTTTTTGAAATCGTATGTGCGAATCCTTGGAGTGTTTTTAATCTTATCGTCGCGTCTCGCCTTCTTCTCTGCTGCCTGCTGCTCGTCTTGTTGTTCTTTTATTTTTTCCTCGATACGCTTAAGAGCTATGCGATGATTCTGCTTGCGGGTACGCTGTTCGTCTATCTCCACCTTTAGTCCTGTGGGGATATGAACAATCCTACATCCTGTCTCTACCTTATTCTTATTCTGACCACCAGGGCCTTTCCCTTTGTAGTAAGAAATCTTTAGGTCTTTCTTATTCATCTCTTCTTCCTTTTGTTAAGTAAGTCGTACTCCTGTGAGTCGAACACAGTACGTCTTCCTTATCAGGGAAAACCGCATAACCGATGCAGCGAGTACGGTGTGCAGGCTCACGAGTTCCTGCGTGCCCCTTGAACTGAACCTTGGCTGGCCAATTTAACTCTGTAAAGAGGACCAAGGTAGGGTAATGTTCCGACCTACATTCAAAGGCCGTATTGGTTGCGGACGACTACCCCCATGAAGAGTAGCCACTGATCAGGTTATCCGCAGTGGACAGTACGGGACTCGAACCCGTAAAACCAGCTTGCAAGGCTAGGATGATCCCAATTTCATCAACCGCCCATGATTGACAGTGGGGCCGGTGGGAATC